AATAAATTTTCATATATATTATTTATATCGACTAGTTGATTATTCCGAATCATTTGTTGGTTGAAAATAGATTATACTAAATTTTGACTGCATTGTAAACAACTATTTTAAGGTATTTTTACGGTTGAAATTTGCCATCCCTTCGGGAACCTTCGGTAATTTTATTATTTGATAAACCAGACCAGGTACAGCCTTTATGACGCCTTAAGTGATTAATATTATTCTACCAAACTTTTACGGCAAAGTAAACAAAATTATGAACTTTTTTTCCACAAAGATTTGACGTGGTTCGAGTGTATCTTTGTCCCAATAAATTCGTTGTAAAAATCATCACTTAGTAGTACTTCAAGTTGAAATTGAAGACGTGCTTCTTCATAGTTTAATGCGCCTTTGGAATAGCATATTGTTAGCACTTCTCTTTCAAAACTATCAGGTCTTTCGACCACCAAGGATTTAACAAGTTCACTTGATCCATAATATTTTTCCCAATCACTATGAACGATCTTTGTTCGTTTCTTTGTTTTTCCTTTTAATGGTGCGAGACGTCTTTTTGAAGTAAGTGTTTTCTTACCAATATATTTTTTACCATTAAGACCGTCGGTAATACAATAAACAAAACCTACTGCACCAGAATCAATTTCCTGTTGTGCAATTTCTGTTGTAAATTTTTGTCCTTTGTAATACCATGGTCGCATAGTTTATGTATATTAAAAAATATCGGATGCATCTTCTTCATAACAATAGTTTTTATGTAACCCACAAAATGGACAATATTCTGGATAAAGATCTTCATCATAATCATCATCATAATCATCATCTCGATCATTATAGTATTTGTCACCTTCATCATCCCAGGTAAGTTCATACACATATTTACATTTGGAGCATTTATTGGATATAATCATTATTTAATTCTTCTTTACGTTGATAATATGCTAATATTGGAATAATTGGCCATATGCATAAAAATATTACACATAAAATTAATAATACAATTACCAATATTGGAACAGTAAACAGAGTCCCAACAGCATACCAGAATGGTTCAAGTTTATTGGATTGTAGTTTTTTGATCATTATGCTTCGCAGGTTGAACATGTCATAATGCTGCGTGCCAATTCTTGAGATGGATTTGCACTACGTTGATAGTACAATCCTTTTATTTTAAGCTCCCAAGCAAAAATCATAAGTTCGTTTACTTCCTTAGGTTTGGCTTTGGGTGCAATCATAAGATTTAATGATTGTCCTTGGTCGATATATTTTTGACGTTGAGATGCTTGAATTACAATTTCCTTTTGGCTTATTTCACCAAAGGTTTTAAATACAGCTTTTTCTTCATCAGTTAGTGTGCTCAAATGTTGTACACTGCCACCATGAACAAGAATATCTTTCCACACTTCCGCTGTATTAAGATCTTTTGATTTTAATAGTTTAATAAGTTCTGGATTCTTATATGTAAATTTACCTTTGGCCAAATCCTTAACAAAGTAATTACTGTTTAATGGTTCAATCGAAGGACTGACTTGACCGAGAATAAAGCTGCTGCTTGTTGTAGGAGCGATTGCCATTGTTGTAGCGTTTCGGCGAGCATATCCTTTTAGTAAAGGAGGTGTTCCAAACAGTTTGGCCAGTTTTCCACTTGCTGCATCACATCTTTCACGTATTGTACTAAAGATTGCGATGTTTTCGCTTTGTGCATCAAACCCTTCAAAAGGAATGCCTTTGCTTTGAAGATATGTATGATAACCAAGAACACCAACACCAAGAGCACGTTGATTGATTGCAAAACGGCGAGGTGCTTCCATATAAGCAGTATCCTTGGTCTTATCAATAAATTCCGTCATTACGGCATCAAGAAAATATACAAGTGTTTCAACAGCATCTGTATCTTTTAATTCATCCCAGCGTTCAAGGTTAACGGATGAAAGATCACAAACAAAGCTTTCATCAGGCCCATTGGACAACATAATTTCATTGCAAAGGTTTGAATTATTAATTGTCATTCCTTTATCCTTATATACCTGAGGTGCCGCATTATTTGCATTATCGCTGAATAACAAATAAGGATATCCACTTTCAAATCTTTTTTTAATAACAAGACCCCAAATTTTTCTTTTGTGTTTGTCACCATCAATCATACTGCGCATCCATTCATCAGATACAGTAACACCAATACTCATATCTTGAATGCTATTACCTTCACCTTTAATTTGGAGAAATTCTTCAATGTCTCCATGGTCGATTGGTAAATAAGCGGCAAAACTTCCTCGGCGTACATTACCTTGAGATACAACACTCATTGTTTTATCATACAGTTCCATAAAATGGACTGCACCGGTGCTTGTACCACCGCTGCTGATAACACTACCACGCGGACGAATATTCCCAAAATAACCACTTGTTCCACCGCCACTTTTTGTCATCATGGCAATCTCGCTTAATTTGCCAAAAATACCTTCCATCGTGTCCGGAATAAAACTCCCAAAACAACTGATAGGTAATCCTCTTTCACGAGCAAAGTTGCTCCAAATAGGACTGCTTAATGAATAATAACCTGCGTGTAGGTATCTTTCAAACTTATCTGCAAATCCTGTTATTCCTAAAAGCTTTTCTGCTCCATCAGCAATGTCCCGCATACGACTTTCAGGTGTTTCACCTTCAAGTAAATATCCTCTTTCTAGAAATTTGCGACTGTCAGAATTTAACCAATGTATTTTTTGTTTTTCCATAATGTAGATGTATGTATCCTTTAGAAAAGATCGTCCTCACCAAAACTTTGATTCTTTTTAGAATATTCTGTTGGTCGTGAAAAGAAGAAATCGGTCATGTTATTGCCGTGCAATTGTTCATCAAACCAAATTGTTTCATCAAGTAATGCTTGATCAATTTCAAATGGTTTTGCAAATCCAATTTGCGTCATACTTTCATTAATACGAGACTTGATAAACTCTTTAAGAATATTTGCGTTCAATCCAGGTTCCTCAATACCGTTAATCATCCAATCAACAATTTTGGATTCTGCTTTGTATGCTTCAAGTGCTTGTGTTTGAATTTTATTTTCAAGTTCATCATCAAACAATTCAGGGAGTTCTTCACGAATAGTTTTAATAATTTGAATACCTACAAGAGCATGAATGTTTTCCTCATTGCGTGTATATTTGACTTGCTGATCCGTATCCTTAAGAACATTTTTATGCGTGGCAAACCAATTGATAATATAAAATTGGCTGAACAGTGAAACATTTTCAACAAATAATGTAAACAGTATTAGTGCATATAAATATTGTTTTTTGCTATCTTTATAAAATCTATGCGTGTATTTTTTGAGGTAATTCACACGCCCTTGAATCCAATCCAATTTAAGGTTTTCCTCAAATATATCTTCAAGGCCAAGCACCGTGAGCAATCTTTCATATGCATTGTTATGAATAACCTCTGTATTGGCCATAACATATCCCAAGTCTTGTAACGATGGGTGTGGAAGATTATCTCCCAATTTGGCCCAAAAACTTTTAACGGAAACTTCAATTTGACCAATCGCACTTAATGTACGAATAATAATATTTCTTTCCTGTTCGGTAAGAATGGTTTTAAAGTCGTGAACATCGCTTTTAAAACTAAATTCCTTATCAGTCCAGAATCCATTGTGCATTGCCTCAATGAAACTTTCTGTCCATGGATAATGGTTTGGTTTACGTGAAACTTGTTCGTCAAATATTGTTGTGTTGGTAGTGTTATTATTCATTGTTAAATTTGTGAAAATAGGCCACAATTTGTGACCTATTGTTTTCGTCTTAATGATTATACATTAGGACGGTGAAAAAGTAAACACTTATTTTAATTCATTTTTCTTTTCCTCGGCTTATGCTTTTTAAAGAACCATTAAGACCATTTTTAAGAACTATTGTGTGGCTCTTATTTTTTTGCGCATAATCATAAATGCCTTTTTCGGATTCATTTTCCAAATTTAAATACGTGCTCCACTTTTCAAACACCGAAGTTCCTGGTTTAAATTTAACAAAAGTTTCATTTGTTACTTTGAACATTTTCCAAGTTTGCCTTTTAGCAATAACCTCACTTGGAGTTGATTTTGTGCCATCAACATCTTTTCTTTTCATTCCTAGTGGAAATGCCGGTATTGCCACCGCACCTCCGCCAACCGAAACATCTTCTTTTTTTTCTTTATTCATTGTCTTGTAATATCATGTTGTGTAGTATATATCGGTTGCTGTGTTTTACAATGGTGCACTTTATAAACATTAACGCCTAAAATTTGCCCAACAGGCGCTGAATCATTTTCCACTATTACATTTGTTTGACTTAACGCCAAAACATATCCAGTTGCTTTTAAAGCAACGTCTCTATTTAAAACATATTTTCCACTTTTAAGTTTTTGATCTTCGGTAGTATTCCAAGTACATTCATTAAGAGCTGTAACACCCAAATCAACACCTGTTACCTTTTCCATTATGTCAATAAGCTTTTTATCGGAAATACCAGTATGTTCCTTAATCAAATATAAAGCTGTAAGATATGATGCAATGGTTGATTTACCAAAAGGAATCTTATTTAGCAGTCTTTTAATATTAAAAACTAATCTGTGAAAAATGTTATACTTACTACGCTCAACATCATTTTTTGGACTGCGAAGATGTTTCCCATTGTTATCAATAAGCCCCAATTTATATGCACCGGTACTGGTCCAACGAGTGGTCAACAAACGTAAAAAACGTATAGCATAAAT